CCGCCGAAACGCTGGCAGAAATCGCCGCCGTCACTTGGACGCTGCAAGACTAATCACCCCGCCAGACGGAGACTGCTACAATGACTGCACAGCCCAGCCATGCCGATCTGGCTGTCTCAATCGCGCGCCTTGAAGAGCGCCTTGACGCGCTTGACGCCAAGATCACGCCGGTCAGCGAGGTCTATCAGGCGGCCAAGGTGGGCGGCAATTTGCTGAAATGGTTGGTAGGTGTGCTGGCGGCCATCGCGGGAATTGCAGCGTTTATTTGGGGTGCGCCCAAGTGAGTATCATCCTACCCCGCAACGGCAGCGAGGTTGATCCGGCGCAGGATGCCATGATTGCCGCCGCTGCCATTGAACACGGCAGCCAGAACATGGCAGCCGTTGCTTTGCAGATCAGCCGCAGCGCAGTGCAGGAAGCCTGCAAGCGCCACGCCAAGCGCGCTAATGAAGTGCTGCGGTCTGACATGCCGGTGGCCGATCCGCTGCCGCCAAGCGATCTACCGTTTGCTGAACGCTTGGCGACCATGAAGCAGCGCAACGCACTGCGTATTGCTCACGAACGCGCGCAAGCCTGGCAGACTGTGCGCGTGCCTATCTCTGGCCCGTATGGCATCTGCTGGTTTGGCGATCCTCACCTTGACGATCCGTATTGTGATCTTGTGGCGTTTGAGAAACACGCCCGCATTTGCGCCACCACCGAAGGGCTTTACGGCGCGAACGGCGGCGACAGCATCAACAACTGGGTCGGTAAGCTAGAGCGGCTTTACGGTGAGCAGTCGGCCACGGTTTCCGAGGGCTGGGAACTGGTTGAGTGGGCGCTGAAAGACCTGGGCGTAAATTGGCTGATCTGGCTGCTGGGCAACCACGACACCTGGAACTACGGAAAGCGCATCTTTGAGGGGCTGAACACCAACCGGGTGCTGATGCGCGATTGGGACGCAAAGCTCAAGATCGTGTCACCCTGCGGCGGCATCACGCGGGCATGGGCGCGGCACAACTTCAAAGGTTCGTCGATCTACAATGAACTGCACGGGCTAAAGCGCGCGGCGATGATGGATGAGCAGGCCGACATTTACGCGGCGTTCCACATCCACACGTTTGCAACCGGAGACGTGGAATTGCCGGGCGGGCGGCGTGCAACGATGATCCGTGCGCGCGGGTATAAAGACAGCGACGACTACGCCCTAAAGGGCCAGTTCACTGAGCAGCGCGCTGGGCAGTCGGTGGTCACGATCATCACGCCGCGCCAAGGCTGCCAGCCTATTGTTCAGTCGTTTGATGACGTGGCCGAAGCCGCCGAGTTTCTCACATTCAAACGCCGGAAGCTGGCCGCATGAACACGCTCGACGCCTTGGACGCGCTGCACGAAGCGTATGAAGCCCGCGATGCCGCGCGTGACCGCGCTGTGGCCGAGGTCGAGCGCCAGTTTGCCGGCATCATCCAGCGCAGGCAGCAGGAATTTCAGGACGCGATCAGGCGGGCAACGGGGGCCGACACATGCAATGGATGACAGAAGCGCGCCGCCACATCGGGCTGCGCGAGGTGCCGGGCGGTGCCAGCAACCCGGTGATTATGTCGTGGGGCAACCGGCTTGGCGCTAAGGTGCTGGGCATCGCATACGGGGCGGATAGCGTGCCTTGGTGCGGTCTGTTTGCGGCCCACTGCATCACCCAAGCTGGGCTGAAACCGCCGCCCATTGCGATCCGTGCGAAGGCGTGGGCGTCTTGGGGCGATAGCGTCGGAACAACCGCCACGCGGCCACCGCTTGGCGCTGTGGCGGTGTTTGGCCGCGATGGTGGCGGGCATGTCGGTTTTGTCGAGAGCGTCAACACGGACGGCAGCCTGAACATACTTGGCGGCAATCAGGGCGATGCGGTCAACGTGCGCCGTTTTCCGCGCGCCCGGCTGCTTGATCTGCGCTGGCCCAAGGGTGTTGCGCGGTCATCGCCTGCACCGTGGGCGGGCGCTGCGGCGGCAGACACAACGGGAGAAGGCTGATGATTGAATACATCCGCGCCAGGTTGCGCGAAAAATCTACCTACGCCGGCTTTGTCGCAATTGCGTTGGGCGTCTCGCTGCTAATCATTCCGATGATCATGCCGGCTGATGCTGCCGCGCTGACCAGCCAAAACGTGCAATGGCTGATCACCGCGCTGTTTGCGTCTGGCCTGGGCGGCATCATCTGGCATCGCAAGGTCTGACCATGTTCATGCCAGCGTGGGCAATCCGGCTTGCACCATATGCCGCTGGCATCTTGCTGGCGGTGGGGGCGTATTTCTGGGCATACAGCAACGGCAGGCAGGCAGAGCGGGCAAAGTGGCAGAAGTCTGAGATCGCCGCTGTAGCAGCCGCACAGGCCAAGAGCGCGGCATTGCAAGCCCAAGTCGATGCTGCGGGCGTGGCACTGTCTGAACAGGCGGCTGCGATTGATCGGATAACCCATGTTCAGAAACTGAACACAAGGACGTTTTATGTTCAGAATCCTGCTGCCAATGTCGCTTGCCTGTCTGCTGATCGGCTGCGGGCCATCGCGGACAGTGACACCGCCGTTACGTCTGCCAACGCCGCCAAGTGAGGCGATGCAGGCGTGCCAGATACCCGCGCTGATGGGCGGGTCTGCTGCTGATGTGGAGGCGGCGCTGATTGAGCGCGGGGCAGCTATTGCGGCGTGCGAGGCGCGGCGGGCGGCGTTGGTGAGTGCATGGCCGCGCTAACAATCAGATCAGATCGTCAACGGCCACGCCCAGAGCATCGGCCAGCTTCTTTAGCGTCCCAAGTGAGCCTTGCTTTCGGCCTGTTTCGATCTCGGCAATGCTCACGCGATGAACGCCGGACTTTTCCGCCAGCGCAATCTGCGTAAGGCGGCGCAGATCACGATAGACGGCAAGCGGATTTTCGCCTGCAATCAGTCGGTCGGCAAACGCAGCCGGGATCAATTCCTCATCGCCAGAGGAAAGCGCAGCGGCGGCGCGGTCAAAGGCGATAATGTCCGACAGGCTTTCAGCCGCCTCAAGCAGAGACTGGTATTCAGCCTTCGGGATAGTAATCATCTGGTTCATATAATCCTCCCAAGGGGTCACAGGTCATACACGCTGCCTCTGGGGCCAATCTCCAAAACGGCCAGCACGTTCCCCTGGTCGTCCATGATAACCCGCCAGTTGCCTACACGAAGGCGCAGCCCCGTTCGGCCTTGTAGGGCTTTCACGTTGTTTGCCATTGCATTAGGATCGGCAGCATAGGCTTCGATCTTTGATTTGATCAGGTTAGCGGTCGGCACCGGCATCCGCCGAAGGGCTTTGATGGCTGCCTTGCTGTAGCTAATCGCTTTCATGTCTGTAGCTTTAAGCTACATACGCAGCACGGTCAACAGAAATGTAGCGGAAAGCGACACATGAAGTGGGCGCTGCGGGACGCTGAACAAACGTCGGCATATGTCCAAGCGGTGGTTCGTCAATGGTTCGTCAATTCAGCCGTGTTCGCTTCTTGTTCGCGTAAATCGGGGCGCGCGTCCTTGGTGTAACCGTGCTGGGGCATACGTGTGCGCTCGTTTACACCGAGAGGGTCGGGGGTTCGAAACCCTCAGCGCCCACCAGCCGCCAAGTGTTTGATATTGTGTGATATAGCCGGAATTTCGTCGATCACGATAATCTTGCCAAACTGGTTTGTGGTTCGTCGATGGTTCGTCCGCCATGAACGGACAGAGAACATAATGCGCAGCCAAAGCGAATCTAGTGTGGTTCGTGCGGCGACGAGGTGATCAGGGCGAACGTGGATATAATGGTCTGTTGCGCCGCCTGCCGTGTGGCCTAGCATCGTCTTGACCTCAAACTCTGGCACGCCGGCAGCGTTCAGCCAGGTCGCCATTGTGCGCCTGATGATCTTGGCGTCGGTATCGTCGGGCAGGCCCAGCGCGGTGCGCATTGTGGCCCAGCGTCTGCGGGTCTGCGTCGGCAGCACCTCGCCGGATGCCATCCATTCGGCCAGCCAATCACGATACCATGTCGGCACCGGCAGAATCGGATTGCGCTTCTTTGTGCGCTGCCAATCGGTCGGGTGCGTGTCGATGATGCCCAGCGCAAGATCGGCCTGATGCCAGGGCTGCCATGCACGCACGGCTTCGGGGCGGGTGAGGGTGGCGATCTGCGCCAGCACGAAGCGCAGCAGCACACGGTCATCCAGCGCATAGCCGATGATCGCAGCAAGCTGGTCGAGCGTTAGCACCGTCACCGGCTTCTTTGGCCGATGCCGCGCTTCCACTGACGGGACGTGCGGGGCGTATGGCACCCGGCCCTCTTTAACCGCGTAATTCAGGGCCGCGCTTATGTCCTCTAGGTTGCGCTGCACCGCGTGGCCGCCGACGCCGATGTGTTTATGCGTGTAGCTGCGGCCCTTCCAATCGACGCTGTATGCGTGCGGCCCCATGCGCCAGTTCACGAATCGCCGGAACAGCGCCGGATTGCACTCTGCGTAGGTCACGCCTGGGGTGGCATCGTCCTGCATCAGAAAGCCAAGGAACGCGCGAAGGCTGCTGGCGATCTGGCCGGGGCTGACAACGTGCTGGCCGCGTTCTTCCCAATACAGCAGCAGTTGCGGCAATACGGCGGCGCTTGCGTCCTGCTGGCCGGTTGCCTTGGCGGCGGCGTAATGCGCCTCTAGAGCCGTCTTGGCGTCATCTAAGGCTTCGCAGCGAGTGCTAACATAGCGGACGCACTGGGCCTTGGCGTCATACCGAGCGATTTGCCAAGCGGCTGATTTGCCGTCTGGCCTGCGGTCGAGCCAGAAGTCGCCCATGACGAACGGGCTAAGGGTTCGACGTTTGTGCTGTGTTTTGTTTGCCATGCTGCCTGCAACTCCCGCGCCTCGGCTATCTGTAGGGTTTCAAGCGTGCCGATGCCGGCCAGAGCCTGCAACTCGTCATGTGTTAGGTGACAGCCAGTGCCGTTCCGCAGGGCGCGGCGATACTTGCTGGCCAGGGCTTGCAGATTGGTCATAATGCGTCTTCCTTCGCCCAGGCCACACCGTTGGCATCGCCCCACTGCTGGATGAATGTGATTAGATCGGCCATCTGCGGCACGGTCAGCTTGCTGCTGCGAAAGCCCATCGGAAACGGCTTGCCATCAAGGCCAAGTTCAAAATGTTGAGCGTAATCACACGCCTGCATAAACAGTGCCTTCCACACGTCTGGCGTGTGCGCCCTGCCACCAGGCCGCGCCTTAGCTATGTCACTAAGCATCGCCCACAGCTTTGCGTTCTGCTGGTCGCTGCGACTGCGCGGCTTGATCACGGCCATCCAATCTGCAGGCGCCCGCTGCACAAGAGCGGCAGCGCGGGCGCGGTTGCGATCGGTGGAAAGGCTGACGTGGTAGGTCATGCGGCCCTCAGAACGGCACGTCGTCATCAAGATCGTCACGGTTACGCAGCGGCGGTGCCAGACGCGGAGCCGGCGCTGCGTTGTCACGTTCACGCGGCACCATCATCAGGGCGCGGCATTCAAGCTGGCCCTTGTCGTTGAGGCTGGGCAGCGGCAACGCCTCAAACGAGAGCGACCATCCGCCCTTCTGCGTCTCGAACGCCACGCCGATCTTAGTGAAGTAGGTCTTGCCATCGCTGCCAGCGCGCGGGCTTACGATGTCCATACGGTTTGCCATGTTATGTCCTTTCAAATGGCGTGGAGGATGGTCAGGCCGGCACTTTCGAGCGGCATGATTTTAGATTGCAGCTTGGCCACGGTCGCATCGACTTCGGCCAGGAACGCCTCAATTTCGCGTTCCATGTCGGCAATCAGCGCGTCGTCCCGGTCGATGCGGCGCGTGAACAGCCGCAGTTCGGCGGGCAGGCGCGGGTCATACGAAACAAAGTCGCACCACGCCCGCCCGGTGCAGGCCATCTGCCAGTGCATCTGATGCAAATACTTGGCCGGCACCGCTTCGGTGAGCAGCGTTTCAATGTGGGTGGCGGTGTTGGGGCATTTAATCTCCACAAGCCCGTCATCGGCCACCAGCCCATCCGGTGATGCGCCGGCCCACTGGATGCGCGGGTGCAGCACAAAGCCGGTTTCCGTCACATCCTGGCCAACATCGAAGGCATAGAGGTTGCGGGCTGCGGCTTCGTTGTCGATGCCGTGCTGCATCGCTGCGCTGGTAAAGCCTGCCTCTGCGGTGCCTGTGAGGCGCTCACAGACAAGCTGGGCGCAATAGTTGGCCCGGCTTGCGCTGGGGCCGCTCTTGGTCTTGGCCAGCACGTCTGCCACGCGGGAGGCGGTGACATGGCCGAGCCGGGCGGCAAACCAATCTTCGGTGCGCTGATCCATCACGCGGCCACCTTCTGCTGCATCTTGGCCACGCGGGCGGCGATGCGTTCCATAGCGCCGCGATATTCGCTGGCAGGCAGATCGGGCAGGGCGTTGATCTGCATGACTTCGCAGAACTTCGGCACAGCATCATCGCCAGCGTTATCAAGCGCGGCCTGCAACGCCTTCACCTGCCCAGGGCTGACAGTTTCAACCGGGGCCGTGGGCGGCGCATTGGCAGCCTGTGAACGGGCCTTGGCGGCAGCGTTGCCGTCATCATCCACCGGGCAGACGCCCACCACTGCGGACAGTGAGAAGCGGCGCAGATATGTGACCGCGCTGCCATAGCCGTGGGCGTCCTGCTTGCCAGCGGGCAGCGAGAACACGCCGCGCATCCACTGGCCGCTGGTGTGCAGCAGCATCGTGGTCATGCCCACCATCTTCGGATCGGCCATGTCGGTGGGGAACTGCACGACCGACAGCCCGTTCTTGGGGCCAACTTCCTGCCAGGCATCCCACACCGCACCAAGATCAGCATACTTGCTGCGGAACGCGGGGTTGTTGGACTTCTTGGCAGCGCCTTCCAGATCGGCCTGCGCCTTTGCCAGCGCAGCGGCCAGATCGGCAATGTTTTCGCTCATATCCATCAGATCATGCTCCCAATCTGTACCAGCACGATGCCGGCAGTAAGTGTGACGGCCACGCGCCATGTGCGCGGGTGCGTGCGGATCGCAGCGGCCAGTGTCGGCCAAAAGCCCGGTTCAGGGCGGCGGTCGATCAGCGCGGCACGGCTGTTGCGTTCGTGCTGGTTAATGGCTGGCAGCCAAGGGCGTGCGCGGGTGCCGGTCATGGCCGACCCTCCGTTTCAATCGGGCCGTGATAATACCCCTCTGGGCGCTCCATCAGGACGGGGCGCACCTTCCGCGCCTCGACGCCATCGCGCCAGCCTTCAGCCGCGTCTGCATCGACCGGGCAGGCGCTGCCGCGAAACCCCAAGAACCAACCGTCATGCCAGCGGTCGCAAGCAGCTTCGTCGAAATCGTCTATCTGGGGCGCGCTCACTTGACGCGCTCCATCACATCGCGGGCAGTCATCTGCATCAGCCGTGCAGTCTGAAACCGCACCATCTCAGCCCGGCGTTCAGCCATCATCCGCAGCAGCGCGTGGGCCAGCAGATCGTCAGTGTAAGCCCGCGCCTGATCAGTCGCAGCTTCGGCTTCTGTTTCGTCGGGCGCGTCGTTTTGGATTTGGGCGTCGGCCTCAAACCAATCCATGCCAACGCGGCGGGCTATCTCGGTCAACAGCGCGGCGTCAATGGCCTGGTCGGACGGTTCGCCATCGCTGACCCACTGCGGGCCACCTCTATGCGCAAGGTAATGCATTGTCGTCTCCTTGCCGCTGCTTTCGGGTAGTGCGGCTTGGAGAAATAATGCATAATGCACGCATCATCGGCAAGTGCAAAATGCACGCTACGACAAAAAAGTTTTGCCGGCGCGGTTACGGTTTGGTCATGTGGTGGAGTAGCGCGTGTTATTCTGGACGGATTGACGAAACGACAATGCCCAAAATTTCAACGCTGGCGATCTCTCTGTCGTGGTCGCCAATGCGGATCGGCATTTGCAACGCTGGGTTTGTCGAGCGTGGAACAAGCCAGATCGTGCCTTCCTCGTCTTGCATGAACTCTTTGACCGTTGTTTCAATCAAACCGTCCACGCGGCGACGCTGCACCACAACACGTTTCCCATTGGTAACAGTTTCGCCTTTGTAGGCCACGCATTCTAATATGGAGCCAGGCGGATAAACCAGGTTCATGCTGTCGCCCATAACATGCAGGCCAAAGCGATCTCTTGGCGGGGCCGCTATATCGGCGCGACCGGTAAACACTTCCCATTCATCAGCCTGCAATTCCCAAGCCTCTTGCCACACGCCGGCAGCAACTTTGCCTTTGACGTACAAGCGTGGGCCAAGCGGAATAAAACTATCTGGAACCAACGTTTTAGGCCCCAATACCAGCCACTCTAACGGGACTTTAAAAAAAGCTGCATATCGAGCGGCAGCTTCGTCCTTAAAGCCGCGCAATCCGCTTTCGTGTTGCGTGTAACTTGCACCTGATACGCCCATAGCTTCGGCTGCCGCACGCGCAGATGCGTAGCCAGCGCGTTCGCGGGCCTGTTTCAATCGTTCTGCCTTGTCACTCATGAGTGGCAACTTAATCCATTGATGCGTGCAAATCGCACTTGCACAAGATGCGTGCATTATGCATTATGAATGCATGATGCGGACTCATACTCAGATTGTGGCTGAAGCAGGGGAGGCGGCTCTTGTTGCTGCGCTTGGCCTTTCCCGGTTCACCGTTCAATCGTGGCGGAAGCGCAACAGCATCCCCGCGCCATATTGGCCAAGGCTTGTAGAGATGGATGCCGCTTCCATTGAAGAACTTGCCGAAGGTGTGCAGCCACGCCGCCGCGCAGTCGCTTCTTTATGATCTCGAACCCGCGCGCCTCTGACCCTGCGCGCCGGTCGGGCCGGTTGAGCGACCCCCAAGGCTCCCGGCCCGTTACTTTTTGCGCCGCCGATCAGGCGGGAGCGTTCCAAGGTGTTTACGTTTTCCACTGGCAATATTTAATACACTAACGGATCAAAATCATGTGCGCTTTTAACAGTATTTTGAGCGATACTTTGCAAGCTCAGAGGCGGTTCTTTCGCCTTTGTGACTCTGCCGGGCTGTCGTTTAAGGCGCTGCACTACGACACCGGCATACCGGTGGCAACGCTACAGTCGTGGGCCAAAGAGACGGCTATGCCACTGGCGGCGCTCAACCGTTTTGCCAAAGCGGGCGTCCCTGATGAGTTGGTTTCTGTCCTGACTGAGCCAGGCGGCAAGGTGATTTGCCATGACGGGCCAGAGGGCGATCTGGACGCGCTGGGGGTGGAAGCTGCCGGCTACGTCAACGAGTGGGCTGCTGTTGTAGCTGGCGGCGACACTGGCGCTGACATTTGCCCAGAAGCCCGCGAACGACTGTCTAAGCGCCGCACGCGCCTGCTTGCTGCTGCGGGTGTGCGCTGATGACGCGCAAAAACCAACATCTTGAGCGCACTGCGCCATCTGACTTTGCGGAACATGCCGTCACGATGACCGAGCGCGAATTGTGCGCGCATTATCGCACTGGCCCCTATGTGGTGCGGCGGTGGCGTGAGGAAACTGGCGTAAGGCGCGACCGGATGCGGGCCATGCCTGATGATTTTGTCGCCGTAGCCAAGACGATGACCATAGAGCAGCTGATGCGCCATTACCGCGCACGGCATTCCTTGGTGAAACGCTGGCTTTCAGACATTGGCCAGAAGGGCGAAAGGCGGTTGCTGCGCGCGCCTGTGCCGGCTGATTTCCTGATCCAGTGCAAGCTGAACGGCAAGACGCGGCTCCGCGCGGTTTACCAGTGCAGCGAACGACAGATCGAATATTGGCTGCAACAGGCTGGCGAACAGGCGCGGGCGCTGGTGGCGGCTGCCGGTGCGCGGGCGATGGTTGAGGCTGGCCGGCGCAACGCAGCGTTGCAGAAGGCTGCGCGGGCTGCTGCCGCAAAGGATGCACCGACAAAGCGCAATCCGGTGGCGATGAAGCCAACGGGCTGGAAACTGCCGCTTGTGAAAGATGCGCAGACTTCGCCTGTTACGCGCGCAGATCAGGCAATGCGGTGGTTGCAGCGTAAGGGGCCTTGCTACCCGTTGCGCATCTATGGCGCGAACTTGCCCGGCTATCGTTTTTCGGGCCGGCTTTGGCAGGCTGATGAACTGATTGCCGAGGCTGAACGGCGCGGTTGGCAGCCCGATGCTTGGCGGAGTGTGGCGGCGTGATCGCGCTGCTGCCTTGGCGCTGGCAGGCGCGCATCCTCGCATGGCTGGGCCATAGCGTGCCTTACATAGCCACCTGGACGGGCCGCACGATGAACGACGTGCAGCGTGCTTTGGGGTGGACGGCATGACGCGCGTTGCTCTGCCGTGGCCCGACAAGCGGCTATCACCTAACGCGCGCACTCACTTCATGCAGCGCAGCCGCGTGGCCAAGATCGCCAAGGGTGAAGCGCACACGCGGGCGTATGCTGCCGGCAGGCCCGCGCTGCCTGATGCTGGCCCGGTGGCGCTGCTGTGGACGCTTTGCCCGCCTGATAACCGCGCCCGCGACATGGACAATGTGATTGCCTCGTTGAAGCACGCGCAAGACGGCGTGGCGCTGGCCTGGGGCGTCAACGATGCACGGTTTCAGCCGACATATCGGTGGGGCGATCTGATGCGTGGCGGGGCTGTTATTGTTGAGGTGATGCCGTGAGCCGCGCCCGCGACATTATCCGCGTGTCGAGTGAGATCACTCCGCGTGATCTGCGCCGCCAGGTTATCCGCAACGCCGCTGCCCGTCACGGTTTGACCGTCGCTGCCCTTATTGGGCCTTCACGGCAAAGCGAGATCGTGGCGGCCCGGTGGGAGGCGATGCGCGCCATACATGAACAGTTTGGCGACAACGCTGCGGCAATCGGGCGGCTGTTCAATCGTGACCATAGCACGGTGCTGCACGCACTGCGGAAGGTGGCAGCATGAGCATCGCCCTGATGGCTTTGGCGTGGCCGCTAGACATTCCCACCACTGAAAAGATGGTGCTGCTGGCGCTTGCCGACGCTGCCAATGATGCGGGCGTTACTTGGATCGCTGTGCGGTCAAAGACTGCTGAGAAGATGGACTTGCTGAAGAAGTGCAGCCTGTCCGAACGGGCGCTGCAAGGGGCAATTAAGCGCCTTGTTGTTGCCGGTCACCTGAGCCGTAAAGAGGTGCCGGGTAAGGGCGTCACATACACTGTTCACCCCATAAGCACCCCCGCAGCAGATGCGCCCCGCAGCAGATGCGCCCCGCAGCAAACAGCACAGACCCCCGCAGCAGATGCGGGGAAACCATCAGTAACCGTCATTAAGGATGAAGCTAACGCTTCATCCAAGGCGCGGGTGAGCAAGCGTAACGGTTTTGCGTTGCCCGATTGGGTGCCTGCTGAAGCCTGGGCTGGGTATGAGCAGATGCGCTGCAAAGCCCGCAAGCCGATGACCGATCGCGCGCGGGCGCTGGCGCTGACCAAACTGCAAGAACTGGCAGCATCGGGCCACCCACCGGGGGAGGTGCTGGATCAATCGACGCTGAACAACTGGCAGGGCCTTTTCGAGATCAAGGATCGCAACAATGGTAACGGCATGGGACGACATCACGGGCAGGGCGCTGGCGAACGCCGGCCAAGCGCCTCACTCGACTGGATTGAGCGCAACCTCGGACGAGCCTCTGAAGCCGACGAGGGGCCACATGGCGTGCATCGCGGAACTCTCGTTGCGATTCCCAGCAGCGCGGGACGTTGACAGCCGGCAATACCAGGCGCGCTTGGACTTCCTCGCCAGCGATACCGCCCACCTTGCCGTTCCGCTGTTACGCGCCGCTTGCGACCGGGTGGCACAGACGGCCAAGGGCCTGCCATACGCCAGCGAGATCGTCACAGCAGCCACTGCGATTGTTGAGGAACGCCAGCGGGTGACGCAGTGCGAGGCGACGGGTGGGCAGCCTGTAATGGGCGACCGCGCCGCCGTTTACGCCAACATTAACCGGCAGCAGTTGGCAGCAGGGCGCAAGCTGTTTTTCACTGATGCTGGCGATCAGTTCATGGAAGGCCCGCAAGAGCCGCGCCGGGTTATGCCGGATGGCACCGTGCGGGTGCAGGCATAATCCACCCACACAAAGCCCATCATCACAGGAGTTGCACCGATGCCAAAAGCCCGACGCAAAGCCACGCTCAAGCCGATTGGCGACTTTGTCGATCAGATCAGGGCAGGGGATGGTTTCACCGATGCCCGCGTGGTGATGATGCCCGGCGAGGTGAAGCGGGAGTCGTTGCACACGCGGCGCAAACTTTGCCCGCCATTGCGTTGGGGCTGGCTCACACGGCAGCAGCAAGGCATCTTGGTAGAGTTTGAGGGCGCTTGTGAGAAAGCGGGCTGGGACAGGGTGCGGTCTGCGCTGTGTCCACCAACCGGAGGTGGCGGCGCGCGTCCTGAACGGCTTGTTGGGCTGCGCATGAAACATGAGGCGATGGAGCGCGCCGTTCGCAATCAGCTTGCGCTTTTGTTGGTCAAGCAGGCGCTGGAAAACAAAGATAACGAAACGCTGGATCAGATCGCAGAGCGTTGGTTTGGCGGTCGCCGCGCGCATAACCGCGAAAACCTGGAATGCTGGATCGCGTCGGTAGCTGATGATCTGCTTGCCTGGCATGAAGCCGGTGAGCGCATACCGAAAAGGGTGCGTGTCGTGGTGCAGCAGGATGTCATTGATACATGGGCAGAGGGGTTGATCTGATGGATGAGTTGCAATCGGAAATCGTGCCTATCCCCCACTCTTTTGCTGAAATGCGGTTCAGCGTTGTGGAGCAAGCCTTGTCTTTGCGGCGCGGATACGGGGTCAGTAACAAAGAGGCTGAAGAATGGTCGGCCACAAAGGCGGCTGCGTTAGGATTATCTGCGGGGTTATGGATTGCTGTGTGGCTGGCTATGGAAGCGGGCGAGATTGAAATTGCCGAGTACCTAGCAGGATACATGGGGCAAAAGTTAGATATGGAAAACACGCCTTTGAACTAACGGCGTCGGCAGAGGGGTTGATCTAATGATTCAGCATGTTGGTTTGCCAAGCAAACGGTTTGATGAGGTTCGTGATACCATTGCAGAAATGGCGTTGCAGTTTGTTTTGGAAGGGCAAGAAGCGGGAATTATTCCTAAGCGCAGGATGGCCGAGTTGGCCGCTATCCGCGCAGCGACTGCCGCTTTGCAGACAGGCGTTACCGTTGCGCTTTTTGCGGCACATGAAAATGGGGACACAGCAACAGCAAAAGCACTGGCATCTTGGCTGCCTAACGATATGAGAGCCGGGTAATCAAAGGGGATTGCGTAACGGCGTGGGATATGTTACCAAGCGTCACGGCTTGAATTGCGCCTAGAGCGCAGCAGCCACGAAGCCCCTGACGTTAGCGCGTTGGGGGTTTTGCTTATCCGGCCAAGCCGGCGCTGGCCATCGTTACACGCCCACCGCAACGGAATGGCCAGCGATATGACCGCAGCAACCGAGCGCGTTCGTGGCAGAGCATGGCAGCGCATACGGCGCGAGGTGCTGATGGCTGAACCGTTGTGCCGCATCTGTCTGAGCAGTGATCGGGTAACGGCAGCCGCTGAAGTCGATCACATCGTGCCGTTGCACTTGGGCGGTCACGCAACCTGGCGGGGCAATCTGCGGGCGCTGTGCCGTCAATGCCATGTGGACGTGACCAACGAGGCGATGGGGCATCGGGTCAGGGTTGAGATCGGACTTGATGGCTGGGCGGTGTGACCGGGGGGGGGCAGAACCTTGGAAGGTGGCAAGCGGGAAACCGGTTGGTGGCCTTCTTTTTGGCAAACCCAATTCAAAACATGACTGCCCTGCAATTATAGGACACACCATGCCGCGACCGAGACTGCCGGCAGCAAAGGCCGCAGTGACCGGCGCTGCCCTTCGCCATCCTGAGCGCCACCGCGACCGAAAAGAGCCTGCGAACACCCCGCTGGGCAAGCCTTCAATCCACTTGGACGACTTCGGCAAGCGCGCCTTTGAGGCGTTTAAGCGGGAACTGCCCTGGCTGACTGAGGGCGACCGTGCGCTAGTCGAGGTCGCGTCATCGTTGCGCGGGCGGCTGATTGAGGACGCTGCCGGGGTGGGCGTGTCGGCATTGCAGGCGCTATCTGCGGTGCTGTCTAAGCTGGGCGCAACGCCGACCGACAGAAGCAAGATTTCTGTGCCGGCGGATGAAGAGGAAAAAGACGATTTTTTTGGAGTGAACTAGGTTATAAGACGAAGCCCGGCAGCGCTGCAACGCCACCGGGCTTCTTGCCAAGACGATGATGGAGCATCGCATGGTTGTTGCCAGTTTAGTACCGAATAAGCGTTGCCGAAAGTGTCAACAGGATTTTCCTGCAAACACTGATTGGTTTAACAAGAAGCTTGACGGCTTAACTGCGTGGTGTCGTTCTTGTCGGTCTGCCGATAGGAAGGCGACCTACGCGGCAAATGCCGAGCAGATAAACGCAGCCGTTCGGGCTAAGAGAAGCGACGAGACGCGCGCGCAAGATCGAAAGCGTTACGCAGAAAATCCCGAGAAAAAGCGGGCATCTGTTTTGGCGTGGCGTAACGCCAATCCGGAAAAGTGCAGGTTAATTGATCAGCGGCAGTACGAAAAATTTCAGGATCGCAAAAAGAAACAAGCTGCCGAGTGGTCTCAAAAAAATAAAAAACGCGTGCAAGAAAACATGCGGGCTTGGTTTTCACAAAAACAAGCTACAGACCCTCGTTACCGTTTAGCTAATTCGATTTCTTCATACGTGTACTGGTGTCTAAAAAACAAAAAGAACGGAAAAAAGACGGCCGACATTCTTGGCTATACCATTGAAGAATTGCAGACTCATTTGGAGCGGCAATTTCAGCCGGGCATGTCTTGGAATAACTATGGTCAATGGCACGTAGACCATATTGTTCCGGTGGCCGCGTTTTCCTTCTCCTCGCATGAGGATGAAAACTTTAAAGCATGTTGGGCGATAACAAATCTGCGCCCGCTATGGGCCGCCGAAAACCTGCGCAAAAGAAACCGGCGCGAACTACTTCTTTAGCTGACCGCGCCACGGCCTGGGCAGCCGATGTCGTCGCCGGCAAAGTCATTGCCGGGCCTCACATCCGTAACGCCTGCCGCCGGCACCTTGACGATCTGAAGCTCGGCCATGAACGCGGCCTGCGGTATGACGTTGAGGCTGCCGAGCGCGTCTGGCGGTTCTTTGAGACAAAGCTGCGTTTGAACGGCGGGCAGTTTGAGGGACGGCCTTTTCTGCTGCAACCAAGCCAAGCGTTCAAGCTGGGCTGCCTGTTTGGGTGGAAGCGCGAGGACAACACCCGCCGCTTTCGCAGGGCCTATATTGAGGAAGGCAAGGGCAACGGCAAAAGCCCTTTTGCTGCTGGCGTTGGGCTTTACGGCATGATGGCCGATAGCGAGGCTGGGGCAGAGATTTACAGCTTGGGAGCGCAGCGCGATCAGGCAGCCATCCTGTTCCGCGATGCGGTCAAGATGGTTGATCAGTCGCCCGATCTGGCAAAGCGGGTGACAAAGTCGGGCGGGCCGGCGCGGGAATACAATCTGGCCTGGCTGCAAACTGGCAGCTTCTTTCGGCCAATGTCGCGCGATGCCGGCAAGACCGGCTCTGGTCTGCGCCCGCACATTGGCTTGGCGGATGAGGTGCATGAGCATCCGAGCCGTGACGCCATTGAAATGCTGGAGGCGGGTTTTAAGTTTCGCCGGCAGCCTATGCTGCTGATGATTACGAACAGCGGCACGGATCGCAATTCGATCTGCTGGGAAGAACATGAACACGCGATCCGGGTGGCATCCGGCAACCGCGAGGCAAAGGACGATGACGCCCCCTACATCGGGGAGCCGATTGACGATGATACGTTCAGCTTTGTCTGCGGCCTAGATAAAGACGATGATCCGCTGAACGATCCCACTTGCTGGATCAAGGCTAACCCGCTGCTAGGTACGATCCTGCAACCGGACTATCTCGCCAAGAAGGCCAAGCAGGCCAAAGAACTGCCTGGCAAGCGCAACGGGATCATGCGGTTAAACTTCTGCCGCTGGACGGACGCCGAGAATAGCTGGATCGCCCGCGAGTTGCTTGAACAGCGGCTTGATGATTTTGACCCGTCTGAGTTTGGCAGCGTCCTGGCGGCGGGGCTAGATTTGTCGGGCCGCAACGATTTGACTGCTGCGGCGTTTATTGCGGCTGATGGGTTTACGGAAGACGGCAAGCCCAAGTTTGCGGCGTGGGTGGAAGCCTGGACGCCTGAACAGGGCATCCGGGAGCGCGGCGAGAAAGACCGTGCGCCGTATGAGGCGTGGGCCGATCTTGGCTGGCTCCACACTACGCCGGGCGCGCGGGTTGGTTATGAACACGTCGCCAAGGGCGTGCTGGACGTTCACGAAGCCAGCCCCATTGGGGTGCTGGCATACGATAACTACGCCTTTGACCGATTCCGCGAGGCGGCTGACAGTATGGGGTTAAGCGTCCCTGAGATGCAGCACCCGCAAGCTGGCCGCAAGCGCGCCAAGACGGACGATGGTGACGCCGGGCTTTGGATGCCGGGCAGCGTTACAATGCTTGAAGAACTGCTGATCGAAGGCCGGCTGCGCTTGAAGCGCAACCCGGTGTTGATCAGCGCAATGATGTCAGCGGTGTTCGATAGCGACCCGCTGGAAAACAGATGGTTTGCAAAGCGCAAAGCAACGCAGCGGATTGACCCTGCGGTGGCGCTGGCAATGGCAATAGGAGCGGCGACGATGACGAAAGAAGCCGCGCCCGATCCTATGGTTTACGTGCTGTAATGGGTGCGCTTTCGTTCATCCGAGATAGCATCTGGCCGGCGACCTTGCCGACCGAGGCGAAGTCCTACGTTGCGCCCACACCGGGGACGGCGGCCTATTCTGATTTCGTGCAGGGCATCAATGGCCTTGTCTCCAAGTCGGGCGAGGCTGTTACGCTGCGGCAGGCGCTTGGCGTTTCGACGGTGTACGCCTGCGTGCGGGTGGTGGCTGAAGGCATGGCACAAGTGCCGTGCAAGCTCTACCGCCGCACTGCTGACGGTGGCCGCATTGAGGCGCGCGATCATCCGTTGTGGTCGCTGCTGTATCGCAAGCCGAACCTGTCGCAGACCAGCTTTGAGTTCCGCGAACAGATTGCCATGCACCTTTGCCTGGCCGGCAATGCGTTTGTGGTGGTGACGCGGGACAGCGAAGGCCGGGTGCTGGAACTGCTGCCGTTTGAGCCGGGTTATGTGCGCCTGGAACGCCAGCGCGATATGTCGGTGCGCTACTGGGTGCGCGGGCCTGAGACACGCGAAGTCGAGGTGCCTGCGTCTGCGATGTGGCACATTCGCGGGTCGTCGTGGACGGGCTGGCGCGGCGAGGATGTGCTGGCTCTGGCGCGCGATAGCGTTGGGCTGGCGCTGGCAACGGAGAGCTTTGGCAGCGAAATGTTTGCCAACGGGGTGCGCCTGTCTGGCCACCTTGAAGTTGAAGGCACGCCCAGCCCTGAAACGCTGGCGGCGATCCGTTCGACGTGGAACGCGGTGCATCAAGGCAGCGGCAATCGCCTGCAAACGGCGCTGCTGGCTGGCGGCATCAAGTTCAGCCCGCACGACGTCAAAGCCGATGAGGCGCAGTATATCGAAACCCGGAAGTTTTTGGTGCCGGAAATCTGCCGTTTCTTCCGCGTCATGCCGGTCATGGTGGGGCATCAGGACGGCACGGCCAGCTATGCCAGCGTCGAACAGATGTTTCTTGCCCACCGCACCCACACGCTTGGGCCGTGGTTTGAACGCTTTGAACAATCGGCTGAGTGCCATCTGCTAAACGAACGCGAACGCAACGAATACGAAATTGAACTGGTCGAGCATGTGCTGACGCGCGGCACGTCCAAAGAGCGCGCCGAAACGCTGGCGATCATGCGCCAGAACGGCGCGCTGACCGGAAACCAGTTCCGCGAACAGATGGATATGTCGCGGGAAAACGAAGCCATTCTCAATGAATACACGCCGGCTGCCAACCTCTTTGGGCCGCGCGACCCTGGCGGGAGTGCTGCCGAATGACGATCTATCTTGTGGACGGCAATGCCGATCTTGACCGCGTGGAAGCTGACACCTGGGCTGATGCCGAGGCGCAGCTTGCAGGCAAGGGCGAGATCATTGGCGAACTGGTAGATATTGCCTGCAAGACCGCGTGCGAACTGACCGAGATCAAGTTTGCTGATGGCGGCGATGCGATGGCCTTTGATGGCTACGGCGCTATCTTCAACAATGTTGATCGTGGCGGCGACAAGATTTTGCCGGGCGCGTTTACCGAAACTTTGGCCGAGTGGAAAGCTGGCGGTCGCTTGCCGACGATGCTTTACCAGCACGGCCAGATGGGCGGCGGGCCGGTAATGCCGGTGGGCGTTTACACCGCGATGGAAGAGGACAGCCAAGGGCTGCGCGTGTCGGGCAAGCTGTTCGATCACAGCGTTGGCCGCGACCTTTACGTGGCGCTCAAGGGTGGCGCGATTGGTGGCCTGTCGATTGGCTACCGCGCCAAGGAACTAGGCCGCCCACCGATGGGTGCTGCCGAACGCCGCCAGATCAAGGCCGCCTCGCTGGTCGAGGTGTCGCTGGTCAACGATCCGATGAATCAAGCCGCGCGCTTCACCGCTGTGAAGTCGGCTGACGATCTCAAGCAAGAGATCAAAACCCTATCTGAACTGGGCAAGCTGGTGCGTGAGGCAACGGGCTGGAGCCGGTCACAGGTGGAAGCTGTGATGAGCAACTTCCAAGCCA